GTTTAAGCTACATGCCGGATGTGGCTCGATTTGCTGTGGCCTGTGCTCTAGGTAAAATTAGTCCTAAAGGAATTTACAATGTGTGTAATCCTGGTTTCAGTAACGCTAGAGAAATAGTCAGCATGATGGGCATAGATAAAGAGTTCTTTACTGACGAAGAGTTTAAACAGGCTGTGGTAGCTCCTAGAAGTAATTGTATTTTAAGTACAAAAAAACTACAATCTGTATTTGACATACAGGATGTAAAAACAGCATTAACGACTGCAATTGGAAATTTAAAATGAAAAAAATATTAGTAACCGGTGGTGCCGGATTCCTAGGTAGCCATCTCTGTGAGCGACTGGTTCTAGAAGGACATCATGTGCTTTGTGTGGACAACTACTTTACAGGTAGTAAAAAGAATATTGAACACCTGCTAGATTACAAAAACTTCGAAGTAATCCGCCAAGATATTTGTTTTCCCTTGTATGTGGAAGTAGATGAAATTTATAATTTGGCATGCCCTGCTAGTCCCTTTTACTATCAGTGGGATCCAATCCAAACTATGAAAACCAGTGTATTGGGTGCTTATAACATGTTGGGTTTGGCCAAACGTACTGGTGCTAAGATTCTTCAAGCATCAACCAGTGAGATCTACGGTGATCCACAGTTACATCCACAGACTGAAGACTATTGGGGCAATGTAAATCCCATAGGTATTCGCAGTTGTTATGATGAAGGAAAACGTGCCGCCGAAACTCTGTTCATGGATTACTGGCGAGTACATTCAGTAGATGTTCGCATTGTGCGTATTTTTAATACCTATGGGCCAAGAATGGCCACACAGGATGGACGTGTGGTCAGTAACTTCATTGTACAAGCTCTACAAAACAAGGACATCACCGTCTACGGTTCAGGACTACAGACTCGTAGTTTTTGCTACGTAGACGATCTTATTGAAGGTATGGTACGTTATATGGCTGTGGATGGTGATGTTACTTTCCCAGGACCTATTAATTTGGGAAATCCTGGAGAGTTCACTATGCTAGAACTGGCACAAAAGGTCATCGAACTCACAGGCACAGACAGTAGAATAGTACAAAGCACACTGCCACAAGACGATCCTAAACAGCGCCGGCCCGATATTTCAGTGGCTAGATCCAAATTAAATTGGGAACCCACTATTGAATTAGCCGAGGGACTACAAAAGACCATTGACTATTTTCGTAAAATAGTGTAAAATATAGTTTTAGCAGGAGACAACATGACACAGCGTTGGGTTGTGACACTCGAAGAAGCCGATGACGGCAGTGAAGATTTGGTACTCCCTCTACCGCAGGACTTACTTGAACAAGTAGGTTGGGCTGAGGGCGATGTGTTAGAATGGTCTGATAACAAGGATGGAACATACTACATCCAGAAAGTCAAAGATGAAAAAGATCTATTATGAAAAAATTGGACGAAGGTATGTGCCTGTAGCCGAATATGATAACGATTTTTTGGACAGCTTTCCAAAAGGCAATCATTTGGTTATGTCTTATCCCGGAGGTACTAGTCGTAGGTTTAATATTGACCCTAACTATGCGGCTATGATTGCCGCAGGTCGAGTGGCTGAAGATGCTATATGCAAGGCTATTAGTAAGGCCAGTGAACTGCGTCCTAAACAAACTCCTATCACCCCTAAACAGAAACGAGCATGGGAAGCGTTGGCTGAAGCATTTGGTGATGAACTTTGTACGCTACACGGGCTCAGTGTACATGACTGTGCTGAAGCTGGGGTCAAAGCCATGATGGCAGAGGCCGACAAGTTGATGACCAACCCCGCAGTTCGTAAGTCTTATGAACAATTTCAAATGGTATGTGCGTTAACTAAAGAAAGTCAAAAGTGAATAAAAAAATTGGTTTTGCCTGTAAATGGATTGATCATCCAGGACAAGTCGATGGCATCAAAGCCACAGATGATGCCAAAAAGTATAACACAGGCGGCACAACTGTTGCTTGGTTAAATAGACAAAAGAAAGATGTAGCAGAACAAAAGCTCTGGGACATCATGGTACAAAATATTGAATCAACTAGACTATTGGTGGAACGAGTTGGAAATCTTGAAGAAAATCTTAAAATGGTTCGCCTTAGTAGCGATATTTTACCTGTGTATACCCAGCGTGATTGGAGTTATTTTTGGCGTCGAAGCGATGTTGTTAACTATTGCGAATCTGCTTTTAAACGTATTGGTGACCTTGCTAGATCTCGTGGTGTACGCACTAGCTTTCATCCGGGACAGTTTACAGTACTCGCCAGCGACAATCCCGACATCGTGGATCGAAGCATAGAGGAATTTGAATATCATGCTGATATGGCACGTTGGATGGGTTACGGGGTTACTTTCCAAGACTTTAAAATCAACGTCCACATATCGGGTAGAGCCGGTCCAGCCGGTATTAAAAGCGCCTACAGTCGCCTCTCACCCGAAGCCCGCAACTGTATTACAATTGAAAACGAGGAAATAAGTTATGGATTGGATGATTGCCTTGAGCTTGGTGATGTGGTTCCTATCGTATTGGATATTCACCACCATGGGATTAAATCAGGAGGAGAATACATCTCCCCCTTGGACCCCCGCGTTGCAAGTGTGGTGCGGTCTTGGCGTGGTATTCGGCCTACTTGTCATTATTCAGTTAGCCGTGAAGATTATCTTGTGGGTCATAGCACTACTACCCGGCCTGCGATTGATCTTCTTTTAGAACAAGGATATAAGAAACAAAAACTGCGTGCTCATTCAGATTTTATGTGGAATACCGCAGTCAATGATTGGGCATTGGGATTTTTAGATCAGTTTGATATAATGGTCGAATGCAAGTCAAAGAATCTTGGTTCATTTGCTCTTGCTGAATATGCTAAACAATTAGGTGTTCTTTAAACTCAGGAAATAGTTCAAATATACGATGTAATCCAGACCTAAGTTTATTAATAGTAGCATAATCTATTTTCATTAGTTTTGTGATTTCTTTATTAGTTTGACATTCTCGAATTATTTCTGTAGTGTAATCAATGCCATGCTCTTTAAGATGTGTTTTCCAATCTGCACCAGATCCATGATAAGCATGAGGATCTTGGTTCGTAGTTTTGCCGAGGTATTTTAACCCAGTTTTATTATGGGTTTTGACGTATAGGTAAATAGTCATGCTGTAAGTTCCTTTATAACTTGTAGAGAGGATGGATATGTCCAGTATCGCGATCCTCACTTTTATTTAGTCAAAAAGAAAAGGCCCCGAAGAGCCAATCCTTAGAGCTAAAGAATTAAGCCTTCTTTGAACGTGGAGCACGTGGCTTCTTAACAGCAGGAGTCTTTTCAGTTTTAACAGCAGTCTTACGAGGAGCTCTAGCTTTTGCTGGAGCTTTTTCTTTAACTGCTACTTCTGCTTTAGGAGTACGTGGCTTACGAGTTTTCTTAACAGGCTCTGCTGTAGCTGGTTCAACTACTTCAGGAGCAACTGGTAATACAACAGGTTCTTCAACTACTGGCGTTTCAACTGCGGGCGTTTCGACTACAGGTGTGCTGGCTACTGCTTTGGGCTTTCTATTAAAATAGATGGCAGCGGCAAAGGCAACAACAGCAATTAATATAATGATTTCCATGGAAATTCCTTTTTATGTAAAAATGTATTGTTATTTAATGGGCACTAAATACTGATATGCAAAAAATGAAATCAAGTGCCAATTTACCTTTAAGCCACATTGGCTGTACTACGAAAAAACAGGGAAAGCTCGTAGTTAGGGGTCCTTGGATGCCCTGTTAACCACTTGATGAAATATTTATATGTACAACTTTATTAAATCCTTAACTGAAGGTAAAATCAAACAGGAATTGGTACAGGCCACTTTACCTTATGCTCGAGATGGTTTGGGCAGAAGTCTTAGTAAATCTGCTATAGATTATCACTATGGTAAATTATATAAGGGCTATGTTGATCGATTTAACTCTGGTGAAGGCGATCCAGATTTTAACGAAGCTGGCGCATTTTTACACAGCATCTATTTTCCACAACTACGTCCGCCAAGAAGCAGTAATAAACCTGATGGCTTGATTTTAGAGTTTATCAACCAGCATTTTAAAAGTTTTGATAAATTCAAAGAGGAGTTCAAAAAAGTTGCCATGAAAATTCAAGGCAGCGGTTGGGTATATCTTGCCCGTGATGGTAAAATTAAAACCATAGTCAATCATGAAATCAAGCAGGATATACTGGTACTTATTGATTGGTGGGAACATGCTTGGGCATTAGACTATCAAGCAGACAAAGAAAAATACCTGGACAATCAATGGAAAATCATTGATTGGGACAGAATTAATATCAAAATGGAGGGCATTCAAAGTTAATACGCAGGGTTCAGATATTCACGAAAGTTGATAACCACAAACGGAGGCGGTATGTCCAACAATAATTTAGAAGCATTAGTTAGCATTGAAGAATACGAAGAAGACGATGATTACGGGCCAGATGATTTTGGATTTGTAATAGGGCCAGATGGTAGTTTAAAATCGTTTATGATCCCACAACATTTAATGGAAGATCCTCCAGAAGAAATACAATTAATTCTAAGTATATTTGGTATTGAAAATATACACGATTTAGAGCATAGAACCCTACACTGATTTTACTGGCCATTTTAGGTAAATACCTCTATAGTAGCCTATAGAGGAATAATCTCAATGAGTCAACAATTAGTCAATATCGGTGGTCAGGCAAATGATGGCACCGGCGATAGTATTCGAACTGCGTTCGATAAAATCAATACCAATTTCACTGAAGTTTACAGTGATTTAACTTTTATAAACAGTGTTTTTTCTAATACTAATTCATCTACGATTGGTACTAGCACTATTAACACAATACTATCAGAGTATGCTGGAGTCACAGCCACTCTTGCCTTGTTCCAAAATAGCCTTAACACGCTTAGTGCTTATGTAAGTACATTTGCCACACAGACCTATGTCGACGACCATATCAGTGCCGAATTAGGACTAGTTGAACAAAGTGCTACTATTTTTTACTCAACTATAACTTTTGTTCATTCTGCGCTGTTTACTAATACCAACGCCACCTCAACAACATCAGGTGCTTTGCAAGTAGTAGGTGGTGCCGGCATTGGTGGTGATCTATATGTTGGCGGCAATATCAACTCTGGCGGTGGATTCAATGCGAAAGGAAATATTACTGTTATTAGTGGGACCAATAGCTTGCTGGATTTGAATATTATCAATAACAGTACAGGGAACACAGCCTCAGCCGGCGTATCTGCTCAATCAAGTGGTACATCAATTGGGTTGTTCACTTATCCGATTGCGTCCACAGTGAACTCAGGAACTTTCCTATATTCAAATAATCCTGGAGGTTTGACCATTGAACAAAACGGCAGTTCTAGCACCGGCATCAACTTTGTGCTGCCTTACTCCTATGATAATGGTGCCTATCCCCGCGTGAAAATCAATTCAACCGGTAGTATTTTAGAAATCAATCTAGATACGGCACCGTTGTACGGAGGGATTCATCAGTTTGGTAACAGTGTAGATCAAGGATATAGTCGCGGAGCCACTATCACGTACACAGGCGGAGAACCTAAATTTGGCAATTGGCGACAGTACCACAATGCCGAAGAATGGAGTTGGGCTTTAGTTTACAACACCGCAGTCAATCCGCATACTGTTTTTCCCGCAACATACAGTGCTCGCGATACCACTGATGGTACTGCCGACATTGTGTTTGCCAATAGAATTGATGTAGCGGAAGGGCATAGCGGACAAAACTTCTGGGGAGCTGAGTGGGCGCCGGCTAACGATACAGTTCCTGCTACACAACCAGATTGGGCCGCGGGCAGTTCCATGCGCTACTATGATGGTGGAGTACTAGCACTGTCAAATAGTTGGGGAAATAGTGCTCAATGGTCATCTTCTGGAGATCCCAAATATCAACCTTCAGGAACATTTAGAGATTCAGCAATACAACTGATAAGTGGAGAAACTGTTGCGGGTCCGAATAATAATGGTTACTCACATGTCATGCGTACATCTGCTACAGACGGATCATTTAAGATTCAGGATGTAACTGCATTTAAAAACAGTTCTACATATTGGATTCCAATAACACCACCAACACAAGTGGGAATACTTGACCGTATGGTAATTGATACTAGCGGAAATGTATCTTTCCCAGGTGGAAATATAACTTCAGGCGGCAAAGTAATTTCAGGCGGGGACATACAGGTACCATCCAGCCATGCTCTAGTACTTTTCAATTCTGACAATACTAGTCATGCCAATGTAACGTATGATGGTACAATGGTTAAGATTTCCAAACCATATGGTGGTGGTGGCTCAGGCCTTGGGGTACAGATCGGAAACTTACAACGTGCCACCCTGAGCACTGTTGGATTTACCGGAAACACCAGCACAGTGGTGTGTGACACAGGCACTGAGATCCTGTTCTTGGATTATAGTACAGCCTCTATAATTGTAGTATTTCCGGCAAATCCGGTAAATGGCCAAACATTGAAAATTGGAACATTTGGCGCAACTATTACTGGTATTACATTTATACCAGGTCTAGGTAGTAGTTATATTGGTGCAGTACCCGCTAGCATAACACAAAATACTCCCATAGAATATACATATTATTCTGGAACAAGTGCTTGGTTTACTAGTGGAGGTAGTATTCCTTCTACTACTATTAAAGGGCTAGGATATAACGGTGAAACATGGCATGATGTCACAGCATCTAGAGTGTTAGGTGGTGGATATACAAATTCCCATACGTACCCAATCATGGTGGCTGTAAGTTGCACAAGTATCGGATTAAGTGCAGGTAGCTTTGATCTTAACGCATACATTAATGGTTATAACATATTGAATATAGGCGGGGGTGGCTTGGGAAATATCGGCGGAATTTCCTTTATTGTTCCACCAGGAGCAATCTATGAGGTCGGGTCCAGCGGCGCAACAACAACTCTTACCTTATGGACAGAACTTTATTAATTTGATATGACTGTACAATGGACTACACCTGCAGGGCTACTTTTTACCGCTACTGAAGCAGTAAGCACATCGGTGGCAGTAATGGCCACTGGTACTAACATTTCCTATAGTTTGATCAGCGGACAGTTATCATCTGGTTTAACAATAAATTCTTCTGGAGTTATTTCTGGTGTTCCCGACAATGTGTTTATTCCCACAACCAGCACATTTGTAATTAGAGCAACAGATAGTGTTAATGTAATTGATAGAACATTTAGTTCCACGATTTACAATAACGGTGGAGTACAATGGGTAACCACTGCGTCAGTTATTTCAACTTCCACAAATACAACTTCAACATTTTTGCCAGCAGGGTACAGTGGTGTGGAATATATTTTTAATAATCAGTGGGTTGATTATCCCTTAAAGGCTATACCTGTTGGTGATCCAAATACAGCCACAATAACCTATCATTTAAGTACTGGCACATTACCACCCGGATTGACACTAAGTTCCACTGGCACAATTTCAGGATTTGTCAAGGATCATTTGACTTTCCCTGGATTTGCCAGCACAACAGGTGGGTACGATACAGAATCATTTGATGATTATAGTTATGATCCTGCTGTGTTATCTTTTTATGGAACATTGACAGAAGTACAGCTGGTATCGGTTCCAAAAATTTATCAGTTCAGTGTAGCAGCCACTGATGGATATAATACTTCTACTAATAGATTTGAAATGTTGGTGATCAATCCAGACATGCTTAGAGCGGATTCTGTATTTTTAAGTTATGATGTTAGTATACTCAGTACCGACGTTGTTCCTGCCTCGGCCAGTTTTCTAGAGTTGCCACAATTTTTAAACAGTTCAAATTTTGGTATCATTCGAGCAGGTGAAAAAACAGATCTAGATGTGTCCGCTTATAACGGTACACCACAAGAGGGCAAAATAACCTATAGTTTAATTACCACAACAAATTTACTAACACAGTTACCCCCTGATTTGGTTTTAGACCCAATATCAGGTCATATTTCTGGATATGTGGAATTTCAACCAGCATACACAAAAACCTACACACTAACTGTCGCAGCCACCAAATCAGATTATACATCAACAGCCACTACCACAGTGACAAATACATTCACATTGTTTGTTCAAGGCAATGTGTACAGCAGTATTGAATGGGTCACAGGCAGTGATCTTGGCAGCATCGAAACACAAACTGTCAGTGATCTGTATGTTGAAGCCAGAGAAATTTCCGCAGACTATAATATCAAATATCAGTTAGATGGCGGCGCACTGCCATCAGGGTTAACTTTAGATAGAGATGGCAGTATTACTGGGCAAGTGGATTTTAATGCCACTGGTACATACACATTTACAGTACTGGCCAGCGACATTTATGATTTGGGTGCTATCAGCAAGACATTTACACTGTCAGTAGCACAAACAACTAGCACACAATACACCAGTATATATGCTAGACCGTTTATGAACTCAACACAACGACAGAGTTTTCAAGACTTTATCAGCAATACCAAAATATTTGATCCCAATTTGATCTATAGATATTTTGATCCAAATTTTGGTGTACAGTATAATATGAAAATGTACCTAGAATATGGTATAGAAAAACT